ACTTGTGCGAGGTGAAACGTTAGCTGATATAGCCACTAAACTTGGTTTATATAATTGGGTTCAAATGGATGAAAAGGGTATGCGTAATGAATGGTTCAAGAACCCTAAAATTCTTGAAGACGTTTTCGAAGCACTTGTAGGTGCGATATATATGGATCTCGGTTTACTGCATGCAAAACAGTTTATCTTAAATATATACACAAACCCTGAATATGTCAATATGAATTCAATCATGGTTGACGATAATTTCAAGGATCATCTCATGCGTCATTGTCAAACAAATAACCTTTCATTACCCGAATACCGCGTTTTAAATCATGAAAATGGTATTTTTTATATCGACGTCTACGTTGATAATGTATTTTTGGGTCGTGGACACGCTAAGAATAAAAAACAAGCTGAACAACATGCTGCAAAACGGTTTTTCTATCCACCACCACCTCCACCCGGACCACCACCAATGAAACCATACTTAAACAAAAGGCCCTTTTAAAATGTATAATTATGAGAAAATATTTATACATTGCAAGTGGTCTTATAAGTACGATACTAGTACTAAAATTACTGTTCAAAAAGCCACCGTCGTCACCAGATTACTCTGACTTACCCCCACTTGAAGATCCAGATGAATCCTCATCCGAAGAGAACGTTACGATTAAGAGAACATTAACTTCACGTGCTAACACCTACCAAAAAGACGAGGTTGTTAAACGACCTAAGTTAACACATATGTTAAAAGATGAACTTATTGAAGAATGTACACGACGCAATATTGCAGTTATAGGAACTGTACGTGTATTACGTGAACGTTTACGTCTCGCACGCGAAGAAGAAAAACAGGCTTAAAAGTGTCATAGTATAAATATTTAACATGCATCCAAATGTACAGAAGTGGTTAGATTTTGAATATGCACCACAAAAATCACAAGAATGGTTGGATCTTAGAATGGGTATGCTTACTGCATCGGACGCCGCATCAGCTATAGGGGTAAATAAATATGAAACACCACACCAACTTCTTTTAAAAAAATGTGGTAAAGGTGAACCATTTTTTGGTAATGAGGCAACACGTCATGGGGAAAAGTACGAAGACGAGGCACGTATTTTATATGAACAACGACACGGGGAAGTTGTACATGAATTAGGTTTATGTCCACACCCAAAGTACCCATTTCTGGGTGGGTCACCAGATGGCGTTTCAGAATCAGGTAAACTTGTAGAAATCAAATGTCCTATGATGCGCGCTATAGACGGTAGTGTACCTGAACACTATATGCCACAGTTACAATTGTGTATGGATATTTTAGATTTAGAAGAAGCAGATTTTATACAGTATAAACCAGCCGAAACAAATTGGCCAAAACCAGAAGAATTTTACGTGACAAACGTGAAACGTGACCGAGAATGGTTTGCTAAATATTTACCTATTATGGAGGATTTTTGGCAAAAAGTATTATATCATAGGGAATATGGTATAGACGATCCACCACCAAAAAAGACACGTAAGAAAAAGGAACTTGTTAGACCAGAATGTCCAATATCTACAGACACAGATGACGATTATATAGAATATGGATAAATTATACATTTTCAAGAATATTTAATATTATACTCTTTAAAATGATATATAAAACATATAGTAAAAATTAATAATATTACAAATTATCCAACAAAAAAGTGATGAGTAAGAAAAAAATTTATTTTTCAAATCGATCATCCTTCTCAAGAAGATACTTTGTATAAAATAAAAAAAAGTTTTTTTGGACAATCACTTTTTTTTGGACAATTTAGATTATTTTCTCTAACTAATTTATGAATACCATATTTATCTTAGATAACGAAAAATTAGGCACATGGTATGTAGGTAAAATTAGTATGAAAATGAATGTAGATGGATACCCTGTATATAGATCATGTACACAAGATAAACTAAATGATAATTTATATAAAAAATATGTTAATTATGAAAATCCATATATAAATCTTATTTTCCTTAACGAAACGTATCACATGTGTCATGGTATAGAACGTTGGTTAACTCTTTTAGATTATAAAATCAAACGCGATCCAGAAAAATATGAGGAAATTAAAAAACTTTTAACTGCTGGATGGTGTGCTAATGATACAGTAGACTATTCAAGTATATATGTTTTTAATGTAAATCATTCGGATACTCACAAAGTATATATAGACCTTAAAAATAATTGGAATAAATATAGTTCATACACTTTAAAAAAATCTTTAAATAAAATTAATAATAAACAAAACCCCAAATTTTTATTCGAACAAAGCCGTAAAAAAATAGTATATAAAATGAATAAAGGATACACCCCTAAAAAATCGACGCTTATTAAATACAACCTAAGTTAATAATTATCATATACAAAAAATAGACTAAAAATGGAGGAACAATACAACCGTGCAGTATCTTTACTTAATGGTGAATTATACCGTCATCAAAAAGAAGGTGTATCATGGTTACTTTCTATGGAGAATTTAACAAGGGGTGCAAAAGGTGGATTTTTATGTGATGAAATGGGTCTTGGTAAATCGATACAAATCATTTCGGTGATATTGGGAAACGTAAAAAAGAATACACTTATCGTTGTACCAAAATCTATAGTCACACAATGGAAGAATGAAATTTATAAATTCGCACCTTCTTTGTCCGTGTTTATATATGATGGTTCGGAACGAACACAAGATCCCGACGATTTACTTAAATCTGATGTCGTTGTCGCACCGTATTCACTCTTGACAGAGAAAGCCATGATGTTACACAGAATAAGATGGGGACGCATCGTCTTAGATGAAGGTCACGAAATTCGAAACCCGAGTTCGTCTAAGTTTAAGGCTGCGTGTAAACTTCACGCCGATCTTAGATGGATTTTATCAGGTACACCCGTGTTCAATTCAATGAAAGATTTTGTAACTTTGTGTACATTTATTGGTGTTGATCGAAAGCTTGTTCAAGGTATGACGACCAAAGTCAAAAATCTCTATATATTGAGACGTACAAAAGAGGATAATCCCATGCTCGAAATACCGGAGTGTAAATTCGAAAACGTTGAGCTCGAAATGTACCCGGAAGAACGTGAATTATACAAATGTGCATTCATTGAATCACAAGAAACCATCAAGGATATTTTTCGTTCGGCGATAAACGTAAATATGTATAATATGGAAATTTTCGAGTGTTTGTTACGTGCTCGACAAAGCATGATTTATCCACAAATGTATATCAATGGTATTGCAAAGAAACGTGATGAAATACCCGAATTTTGGGAAGGTCGTTCTAAGAAAATGGAAACGTTATTTAAACTGATTTCCGAACACCCGGATGAGAAAACACTCGTGTTTTGTCAATTCAAACAAGAAATGGATTATATACGCGAAAACTTAACGTGTCCCGTATTTCGCATCGACGGTTCAGTTTCCAAAGAGGATAGAGAAAAGCAACTGAAACTCTTCAATGAAGCACCACAAAATAGTGTATTTCTTATACAGGTAAAAGCAGGTGGACAGGGTTTGAATATTCAGTGTGCGTCGCGTATATATTTTACTGCACCATGTTGGAATCCCGCCACAGAGTTACAAGCTATTGGACGTGCGCATAGATCCGGGCAGAAACGAAAGGTATATGTAAAGAAATTAGTATATTCAGATACACCAGGGTACCCATCTGTCGAACAAGCTATGATTGCTTTACAAGGTCATAAATCTCTTTTATCAGCCGAGGTGTTACGTGACGATCGATTAAAAAATCAAATACCAACTGGAAACAAAACCAGTGATACTATATCAATTTCAGCAATTCGAAATATTTTCCGAGCTTAATGTATATACAAAATGCAAACATTTGGATCAAGAGCTGAAGTGTTTCACGGAACAGCAATGAAAACGACAGGCGGATTGACAAAATCTGACCTTACACAAGACAAATATGGTGCGATCATCTCTAAAGCTGCGCGTAAAGCCGCGTTGGCCAGAATGAAAGCGGAAGGGAAACAACATTTGGTTAAAGTGTTCAAGCCAAAAAAGAAAGGGTTTGGTCTTCAACCAAAAGAGGGTACGAAAAAATACAAAACATTAGTCAAGAAAATGTTGTAATACTATAGTAAATAATGACGTTGTCTAAATGGAACGAATCCGTTCGATTAGCCAAGATTAAACATGGATTAAATCCATCCTCATATATGGAGCTCAAAGGTAAATTATTAAAAGAAGCTCAGGCTATTTACCAAATGCTTTTATTAAACGACTCTAAACGCCGATAAACTGGAACCCCTTAAGTCTCTGTGGCTCATAAACCACGAGCGAGTTAAGTTTCCAGGTCATACCAAACTTTCTATTCAAAAAATAAACACTATTCATTTCGACAACCGCCGTTCCCGATTGCCGAGAATATAACCCGTTACTAACATCATCATATAACGCAGTTTTGTTTTCGTCGTAGACGTGTGATTTAACTTTACCGTCCATAGTTGTATCGACCTTAACGCGAAATTTTGGTTCACGATCGGGGGATTCCTTGATATTCGAGTTAAACATCGGTTTAAGTTCACTAACACCCATTTTCTTACCGAAAATCTGTTCACTTTGTTCGGAAACGGATTCAATAACTTTATTCTCGATTTCACGTAAAGTTTCGTAAAATTTTCTTACGTAATTTTCTTCTTCATCCCACCCTTTCATAGCAAAATCGATGTTATATTTAGTCGCGCCAACTTCGGGAGTGAACCCTGAAACTCCGAAAGGCATATACATGCGTGGGATTTGAAATTTCATCAGTCCATCGTCGGTCGTACACAACGATATTTTACGACCATCGTAGTTGGCAATTTTCAGTGATTCGATAGCATTTGTAAATTTAAGTGCCATTATATTTATAAATGTATATATATTAGAAACTTTAAGTTATGAATTTAGTTTTTATACGGTTACGTGTTTGGTACATGTTAATGAAATATAAATTATTTAGGCGGAACACATAGAACATTCTGCTTCAAGACTAAACTGAATCGGGCGTGATTTCGCTTTACTTCGAAGATAATACATACCTGTTTTCAAACCAGTTTTCCACGCGTACATGTGCATAGACGAAAGTTTTGAAATTGTTGGACTCTCGACGAACAAATTCATACTTTGACTTTGGTCTATATACACACCTCTATCCGCCGCCATATCGATGATTGTTTTTTGACTCATTTCCCATACGGTTTTATACAATTCCTTAAGATCATCGGGAATATCAATAATGTTTTGGACGGACCCATTTGCCTTCACCATAAGATCTTTCATTTCCTTCGACCAGAGTCCACGTTCTTTCAAATCGTTTACCAAATGTTTGTTTACGACGACAAATTCACCCGCAAGTGTTCGTCTCAAATAGATGTTGGTCGTGTAAGGTTCGAAACACTCGTTATTCCCTAAAATCTGAGACGTGGATGCGGTAGGCATGGGTGCAAGAAGAAGACTATTCATAGTTCCTTTCTTAACGAGTTTACGCATGGCATTCCAATCGTATCGACCACTAAACTTTGGGTCTCGATCCCACATATCGAATTGAAGAATACCTTTACTGAACGGCGACCCCTTAAACGTTTCATAAGGACCGTACATTTCGGCAAGTTCACACGACGATTCGAGTGATGCGTGGTAGATAGTTTCGAATATATCAATGTTAAGTTTTCTCGATTCTTCTGAACCGAATGTCATTCTTAACATGATAAACACGTCAGCGAGACCTTGAACACCAATACCGATGGGTCTGTGACGCATATTTGAACGTTTCCCATTTTCAGTCGGGTAGAAGTTTTTATCGATAACCTTGTTTAAGTTACGTGTAACCATTTTCGTAACACGGTGTAACTCTTCGTGGTTAAACTCTTTCTTCTCGACATCAACGTATTTTGGTAACGCGATTGATGCGAGATTACATACAGCTGTCTCGTCTTTGTCAGTATACTCTAAAATTTCGGTACACAAGTTTGACGATTTAATCGTACCAATATGTTTATGGTTTGACTTCTCATTACACGCGTCCTTGTAAAGCATATATGGGGTTCCCGTTTCACTTTGGGATTTAATGATTGCTTTCCAAATTTCAGATGCGGGTACAACTTTAGTTGCGATACCTTCAGATTCGTATTTCTCGTAAAGTTCCTCAAACTCTTTACCATACACATCCGAAAGACCCCTTGCTTGATCAGGACAAAACAAGGACCAATTACCATCGGATTCAACACGTTTCATGAACAAATCGGGAATCCACATGGCTGAAAAGAGGTCACGACATCTCGCCTCTTCGTCACCTTGATTCAAACGAATTTCGAGAAAATCGAGAATATCAGCGTGCCATGGTTCCAAATAGACGGCAATAGACCCTTTACGACGTCCTGCCTGATTGACATACCTTGCAGTTGAATTATACACACGTAACATTGGAATAATTCCATCAGACGTACCATTCGTACCCCGAATATGTGATTTATTTGCACGTACATCGTGAACGTGTAACCCAATACCACCAGCCCATTTACTGATTCTTGCGCATTCCTTTACAGTATCATAAATCCCGTCAATACTGTCTTCCTTATTCGCAATTAGGAAACAGCTCGACATTTGTGGTCTGGGTGTACCAGCATTGAACAGGGTTGGTGTTGCATGAATGAACAAACCTTTCGATAATGCCTCATATGTTTCCAGGACGTGATCGATATCATGTCCATGAATACCAATAGCGACACGCATATAGAGGTATTGAGGTGTTTCAATAATTTCACCATCAATCTTCTGGAGATACCCTTTTTCAAGCGTTTTTAAACCAAAATACCCAAAATCAAAATCACGTTCATGTTTAATGTCATCTTTTACTTTAGATGAAACTTCCAAAACTTCGTGGGTTACGATACCCGCTTTATGAAGCTTACGCATGGCAATATGGAAATTGTTTGCGGCTCGTTTCTGAATATTACTTGCAGTGATACGTGTCGCTAAAATTTCATAATCAGGATCAGATGTAATCATACCGATACATATTTCAGCCGAAAGTGTATCAATTTCAGGTGTTTTGATACCATCGTAGATAGAAGAAAAGACTTGTTGTGCAATTTTGGTAACATCGACGGTTTCGGAGAGACCTTCTGTGAGTTTTGATATCCTGTTGGTGACGTTATCAAATTTAACGTCTTCAACACGACCGGATCGTTTGGTGACTCTCATTATATAATTAGTACAAATCTATTTTTTAACTTACTTGGAGCACGAGTGTCTAAAATCAGCACTTCTAACCGTCACTGGACCGAGAGTCTCAGCTAAACGATTGGGCTGGAGAAGGGAAGAATTAACAAAAAATTTACCATTAGCGTCGCCAACTTTGGCGACTGGTGGGTAGGATGCAACGAAACAATCTGGCGCTTTACAGATTGGTTTCTCAGTATTACATGGTTTGGTAGAATATGCTTTATCGAAATCGGCGAGGATTAACATTTATATTTACCAATACTTTTTTTCCAGGCCTATATTAAATGTGTGACGCTCTTCACCTCAATACGCTCAAACAGTGTCCAACTCCCCTGAACACTTTGTTCTTTTCCGAGTTCAACATGAATTTACTCCAGCGCGGTATCCGTCAAAGTTTTAAAGACCAAACGGGTGTTGCCATCGATTACCAAAACCCAAGTGATTTATACAGTATCATGCGCGTTGTTTTTATTAACAACTCCGGTGACCCAAACGCGAACGTTCAGGAACAGGTCAAATACATGAACGGTATCGTGATTAAAACAGCTTCAGGTCAAATCCAAACTGGTGTTTCTCAGTACATGGGATACGTCCACGATATAGATACACTCGCTGTTCCAATTGATAGACCCGTAAATACAACAACATACGGTAAAAAGTTCGGTAAAAGCGAACAAATTGGGTTATAATATAATTAACACGTAATTAGCATTAATTATAATACAAATTTTTAATCATTGTTTGTATTATTCTTGTTCAATTTGATCCGGTGGACGAGAAGGATTTCTGCGCTTCAGATATCTAACATGTCTTTCTTCATCTTCAGTAAGTTCCCTAATATTAATAGATTCACCCAATTCCCTTTTCAGATCATGACCTAAATACTTATAGTGTGCCATTGCAATATTTTCCAGTTTACTCTGTTCTGGAAAATCTTCGATACGTGCCTGATTAATTTCTCTACCATACGATAATTGTAACTGTTTATAATTATCAATAGAAACATTCTTCGTTATTCTATATATTTTATCTCTTTCTTCGGCCTTTTCAACGACCGAAAGAACTTTATTGTATAAATTCGCGGTTGCACGGTTAATACCTTCTTGTACTTTATCCTGATTAAATTTATAAACCTCACAATTATCTTCTGGTACATCCCCGTCACCTTCTTCCATCCAGGAACTTACAGCCCCATTTTCTTCTTTGGTTTTTCGAACCATTGGTCGACCACACCTTAAAAGTTGTGTTTGTTCAACTTCTTTAACAACTTCTTGTCCTAACATTTCAATATATTCCGCAATTTCGTCTGCGTCTTGTTTATTAACTATACGTTTAGATACCGCTTCGGCAACGAGTGGTTGTTTCAAAACCGCGACCATAACGTCAATCATTTGTTCCATTAACGTACCAATAACCGTAAGACCATTATTCGTTTCGGACCTATACTTTTCGAGGTGGTCGTATTCTTCGACGTTTTTGATTCGGTCTTTAATTGTTTCAAGATCCTCGACCGCCTTGACTAATTCTTTTTTAGCGGCCACGTTCTGTGACTTTACGGGTGCGACTTCTCTTTTTATTGGAACTGGTTCCTGAGAACTACTCGATCTTACTGAAACTATTATAGATGATATTGAGCATAAAACGACAAACATCATTACTAATGCTACTGTCATTTGGTAACTATTCTGCATTTCACTAAAGTTGGATTTTCCAAAACTTATGGATACCATATGTCTTTATATAATATGTAATTATTTTTTTAACATATAGCCTTCAACTGTAACATCTTCTTCGACTTCACCATCGGCTGGTGCAGTTTCGAGCGAAGTTTCGTCTTCGTCTGGTATTGGTTCGTCATCACCACCGGTCATGACATCATCGATGGTATCAGGGGATGATTCGAGTTCTTCTTCGAGTTCTTCGAGTTCTTCTTCGATCTCTTCTTCGAGTTCGGGTTCTTCAGATTCTTTAAAAACGGTATAATATAAAATTGTACTCAATACTATGACGATCACAAGTGCTGCGAGTATAACTTTTGGTTCCATGGTTTATTATACTATACTGGTATAAAAAATTTATCTCGTCATACTATAAAACATGAGTGAATTAATGCTCGATGATAAAAATACGATGGACGATATGAATCCATTTGTCAATTTTATGCCTGGTTCGAGTCGACAACCA